CCAGTTCGGCGATCTGATTTATATTGAGTTTTAAGTCGTATAAATTATCCATAGCCGAGACCGTTAAAATGCCCAAAAAGAAAAAAGATGATGATGCCTAAGATGTCAAAAAATTGTCGAAAACCGCGCGCCCGAAACCCCGTGGAAAGGGGTATCCCCTCAGGAGTACCTTTTACCCTCACGATTCTTTATAAAAATCACTCGATATATTTTTGTTTTGTCCATAAAACATAGCTTAGGACTACCCTCGAGCTATCATCAGATAGTCAAGGTCAGTCCTAATGTATGTGTCTGTATATGCCAATAAAAAAAGACCGCACTTTAATTGGCGGTCTTGGTTTGGTTAATCCATTTATTGAGATTATCTACTTGGCTTGCACATTTATCTCGCTCTGCTGTTACCTTAACAAGTTGTATGACTACATCACCGTATGTCTCACCGGTAAATGCTGTTTTAACACAAGGGGCAGTGTAGGCTTGAGGCGGGGAAATATATTCCGCTTTGGTCGTGACTTTATTTGTACAAGCGGTCAAGAGCAGACTGAGGCAAACGAGTGTGAGCACAAGGTTGTGTCTTAATGATTGTTTTAACTGATTCAGCATTTTCTGTTGCTACCCTTTCTATTTCATCATTACGTTGCTGTTGTGCTATTACTGCATCACGCTCTTGTTGTAGCGCAATGGTCAATGCCTTGTTCGCGTCTTCTTGTTGCTGGATGGTTTGGGCTTGCGCTTGGTTCTCGGCCTTTAAGCTACTTATCTTCTGAGATTGGTACCAAGTCCAACCGCACAAGCCCAAAATCAAGCAAAGTGCGGTTAGCTTTAAGGCTGTTTCAAATCGGCTAAACATAATGCTTTCTCTTTTTCTCTGCGAGAGACTAAGCCAGGTAATATCTTACCGCCTGCATATACCCATTTAGGATATTCATAACAGGCTTGGTGATAGTTGCCCGAACGTAACTGTTTGAATAAGGTTGAGTTGCGAACAGCGACACAACCTGCATTAAAGGTAATCGATACGGCAGAATCAAAAACAGACTGAGGTAATGCTCGGCCATTTCCATAATTCAACACACATTTCTCAGCAACTTGAATATCGTTTTTCCAGCGCTCTGCAATTTCTAGATCCGTGTATCGGTGCTTTGGATCGACAGGTTGACCGCTATATGCCGTTGAGCCAATACCAACGGTTAAAACATCGGCTGGGCATTTGTACGGGTCTCGTCTGCAACCCTCTGCATTGCCAATAATCTCTGCGCCTTTAGGGCTAAGGATAAGCTCCTCACCGAACTGTGCATACATCAATGTAATAATGCTCGATACTGCACAGACAAATCCTGCTGCACCAAGCGTGGTTCTAGTCCTCGTCAATTTCATCAGGTAGCCCCCGTTTTAACCGCTCCATGCGCACCTTATGTATTTCTTCCTTGCGCTCATTTTCTCTTCTCATCATTCGCCCTTCGGCGCATTTTGAATAGACATTAACAAGTGCGGTCAAAATACCAATAGCCAAACTAAGCAACATAAGGTTATTCTGATCACCTAACCAAGCCAGCACACCAGAAAACCCTGACCATACATAAGTTTGATTTCCCGGGTCTTTAAACATTTTCATACTCCACCCCGTTTTCGAGGTATAAAAAAGCCCACCTGTTATGGTGGGCGTGGTTTCTGCTAAAATTTACATTCCACAACAAGAAAATTAGCAGAGGAAATGATAATGGAATACATCACACGGAATGATATTATGCAACACATCCCAGAAGCATACCGTCATTTTTTTGATTTACGCGTAGACACGATTTCGCCTAATCTTGAAAGAACATTCAAACTTTTTACTCAAGCGGTTAATATTCTTTGCGAATTCGCAGACATCAATAAAAAAGCAGATATTTTCTTCAACTTAGGTAATAAAGGACAAGCATATTCAGAGAATTTACTGCTTAATTATGAAATAAGAGGTAACGCGATTCATATTCACTACAATAATTGTATTTTCTTTGATATAGCAAAATCTTCGCTATATTCAGAGCCATTACAACTTGCAATGTATCTTGAAGAATTATGCCACTGTTATATGAATATCAAAGATGAGGTATTAGTAAAAGTAGTCGTTGCTAATATTTGCCCAAATATTATTTACAATGTAGAGAGTGATCAATATGAGGAGCTAACAGAGAATTAGTCTGAATTCTTCCTCCAACAATCGAGCCACTTGTAATAAGGTGAGCATACTTCTCTTTGAGGTTTTCATAAAGTGCCTTGAGCAAATACTCTGGCACTTCCTCACCATCAATCTTAATCGTATCGCCTAGTGTAATGTTCATATTCCACCAATAAAAAAGCCCCGACCGTTTCCGATCAGGGCTGTAAAATTCTTTTATGCGTTTGCTATGCGCTAAAACCGCAAATTACACATAATGATACATTTTTAGTGCGCACTGTCAAGCACTTATGCAACAAAAATACATTTTTGGCACTCAATCATCAAAAGCAGTGATGTTTTGGCAGTTTTGAGGCGCTGAAAATACTCACGTCTTGATAAGTTTAAGTGTCGGCAAATATCAATGTTATCCCACCGCTTAACGTAAGTGAGCATAAAGACATCGTAAAGCTCCGGTGATACACGTTTCATTGTCTGCATGTGCCCGTCAATCTGCATGCCTAAATCATCTGTAATCGGCTCCACTCGATATTTTGGCAAATAGCGTGCATCACATTTAAGTTCTGCAAACCCTGCTGACACGCGCGGATACTCCCCCTCATAACGAGGAGTAGCCCAATATCCCCACTGTACCGATACTTTGTTGATGTTAATGCTCATTTAAGACCTCTACGCTTTTCAATTAATCGGCATTTTTTATTAAAAATCTGTTTAATTCTTTTCAAATCTTCTTTTGAGTAGTTTCTTATTCGTTGATCTGCTTCAATTTCCTCAACCTTTGCCAATCCAATTCGATCTATTAAACCAAGCCTGAATTGCTGATAGTTTCCACCCAAATATCGGTTGCACTTCTTACATTGTCCGAAAATGTTTAGCGTATAAAATCGCAAATGTGCCGCACTACCACGACTACGATAATGCCCCGCATCAAAACCGCCACCAAGCTGGTCGTTTGTAAGAGGTCTTCCACAGGATATACAAGGCTTATTTTCGTCACGCAGCCGAATATATCGATTCACCGCACTTTGCGCTTCTGACGTCAATTCCCCCTTGGTTTTGGTTTTTTCTTTAAGTGCGGCTATTCTTTTACGAGATTCAATACGCTCTTGCTTATCTTTCTTTTCTCGCGCCCTGTGGGATTGTTCACGAGATAATTTAATTGCACATTCCGGCGAACAAACCTTTTGCGTACTACTGAACGTTTTTACAAAGTAGCTCCCACATACTTTGCATTTATGTTGTTTTGGTGCTTTAGCCATTAAAACACCCCTAACTTATAAGCGATTTTTATTAAAACCAAAAAGATAGCAAACTCAATTATCTTGTCTTTATAGTTACCAAATAAAAATCCAATTATCGAAAGAATCCAAATAAACCAAATCACCGTCTCACCCCATTAATCAAACTCTTATATTTACCGCCTGACTGTCTCCATTTGCGCCAGTCGTTGCGCTCTTTTGTTAATCCTTGCATTAACTTAGCCTGTATATCTTTTTGCGTTCTTTCGCTTTCAATTTCGGATAACCGCGCCGATAATGCTGCCGTTACTGCTGCCGTGAGTTTTGTTTTGCCGTGATAAACATGACCTATAGTGCCAACATTCACAACTGGCTTTGTACGTTCAAATTTCTCTTTACTCATCAAACCACCATCCATCACCAATAAACCAATCCAAAACCACAACCACCACGGCAACAAAAATCATCGCAATGAGCAGGAGTAAAATTACCTCTAACATTATTTACCCTCGATAGTTTCAATTTTTGAGCATTGATAAACGTTTTTACCAACGTAAAACTTTCCCAATCTCTCGCACTCTGTTGCAACCGTGCTATGAGCAAAATACCAACCAGAAAGCCAACAAGCTCCACACAAGACAAGGGTTGCAGCAAGGGGCTGACCGAAAAGAAAAAACAACATAGCCGAAAATGCAATCAAAAATAAAATCATAGTTCCTACCTCAATCATCGTCCGAAAAATCCCCATCTGTCGTTAAATTTAACCCCGTGAGCCACACCGTAGGCGGTCACATATTCGATTAGGCTCGCCATTCTGCTCACGCTCATTTGAGCCGAACTTTCAC